GCAGGTACTGCTCGAGTGCGACCTCGGCAGCAGCAGCCAACTCATCCAGTGAGCAATCGGCCATGGGGTCATCAATCGCAGCGGGCGCGTTTAGCGCGCATCGCTTCGACCTAGAATCCCGGCCTGAAAGAGTGACTGCAAGCAGGTTAGCGACTGGACCGGCCACACGAATGATGCCCTCGGGCTCATCGTCTGGCTCGTAGTCCATGCCTGGCAATTGGAACTCGTCAATCTGTTCCCATGTCTCGGCGGCGGCTAGTCCCGTAAGCCATTCCTCAAGTTCGGAAGCAAACTCGTAGTTGACCTGAGGAGCAATGGCTCGAAGCATCATCGGAATGTCTTCGTCATCCACTTCATACGGACCAGCGGCAACGCGGTAGAACATGTCCCTGTCGTTTGCAAGCAGATCGGCCATCTCGGCAGTAAGCACGGGAACGCCGTCAGAATCGAACTCCACGATAGTCTCGTAGCAACGGAGGTCGACTTCGTATAGCTTGGCAACGACGGTAAGGAACTCACGAATCACCGGCGTTTTCGAGTCGGTCGTCCAGTACCCGAGGAGCTTCAACTTGTACTTCTCAACGTCCATATTGCGTGCGACGGAGAGCTTGCGAAGCGCCTTGACGACATCCGCGTACGAAGCCAAAGAGGCCAGCGGGTCCGGGTAGTGACGCCCAAGGAAGAATGTGCCGTCCTTCAGGCGTTTGAACTCGACCTTCAGCAGCATGCCAATTGCCTTGGTGAAGAACATGGCGGCCTCATGCCAATCCGCGTCTGATATCCCAGGCGAGTGTGCTGCTGCGCCATCATCTCCGAACTTCACTCCGATGACGGCGTACGGGATGCTGTAGGGGTCAACATCATAGCCCTTGAACATGAACGTGCCCCAGAGGAGGTGCGTCATGTCGGCGCTGCCCTTGGCATAATGCTTGAGCGCGGCGCGAATCTTGGACTTGTTGATTGTTGACATATCCAGCTCCGTATTGGTCTTCGACCGATGCATGTGTTTCGTGATTGCAAGACTGGTAATCACGTACTCAATGAACGCGGAAACGATGGTGTTAAGCTCGGTAGTCACACCGGAACCGCTATTGTTCTTGAAGCCAGTCTTGACCGGCTTCCCGTTGAGCATAGTGACAAAGTCCACGTTGGCGTCGAGTGCGGCCTTGACCTCCTCGGCGTCGTCGGCGTGGACAAAGGACATCGTGAACTCAACAAACCAGCCATACACGTACTTGCTGATCGTCTCGTCCAACTTGGTCCAATCCGTGTCGTGCATCCCGCTCACAAGGCCTTCCTTCGCGGCATGCGACGCGATATCCGTAAGTTTGCGGATACACAGCGCAATGTCGCGGGGAGAATTGCCAGGTTGGTAGAATTCGCAGCCCTTGAGTACTTCCTTCAAAAGGAGGCCGACTCGTCCAGTCTGAATGGCCATCTCTTCGGTATACTGCGTAATCCCACGCGGGGCGGCACTCGCTTTCGGCCCCACCTCATGCTTCAGGTTTGTCTTGGGGGCTGGTTCGCGAGCGACCAGTTCGGAATGCCGTTTCAAACGCGCGGCTTGTAAGCGCTGGACTCGCTTGCGATAAATCACATCGCGGCCAGGCAGCCTCATCGTCCACTTGCCGATTCCGCTTTCGGCAGCGACTTGATCTATGAAGCGAGGGAGCAAAGTGTCTGCGATCTCCTTGACTTGGTCCGAGGGGTCGACAGTATTGCTGTACTCCTTCATGCGCTTCTCATAGTACGCGTTGTGCGCGGCGTCCGTTTTGGTATCCGCCACGCCGGGACCACCACCCGCAACGTTCGGAGCTGCAAAGGTGGCAGTCCCAACCTCCCCCACGCACTCGTCAGGTGACCCAGCCTGACCAGTGTACATGATGTTGGGAAGAGGTCGTGTCTCGATCGGAATGCCGAAGAACTCTACCAGCAAAGGTTCGAGCCCTCCGGGACGCCAGATCATATGCATCTGCATCGTACGCTTCACCTCCGACGCGCCATACCCTTTCGGGCGGTTCTTCCCCATGAGGTTGAACACTTTGTACTGGCTCTCGGTAAGTTCTGCCGAAGTGTACGGGCCCCGGTCGTGCGCGTATTTGACGCTGTACACGGGGTTCTTGGTGTCACCGAACATGCCAAGCAGGAACACGTGCTGCTTGGACTTAGTATCCCCATGGACGACGACGACGTTGTTCGCCTTGCGAAGCGGAACTGCGTCGAGGGGGCTGCCTTGGGCCACGTTCAGCATCATGTCGCACACCGCCTTGGAAAGATTCGTAGTGGTGTTGCAGGCAAGCCAGACCCACTTGTGCATGGTGCCTGGCTGGTACTGAATGATGACGTTGTAAGACGTGAAAGCGGCCTTACCAAGGTGTTCGATGTAGACGTAATCGTTGGCCGCATAGTCCCACGGATACTGATTGGAGTAAGTTGCACCGTTGACGGAAGCGACTCGCTCCGTAACCATTGGCGCTCCAATCGCATCGAGCGAGTAGTACCATGCGGAATCGGTGGTTTCGCCAGCGAGCTTGTCATACTCGGGCGTAATCACCAGAACGTTGGAACCGGCGTACTTGTCCAAGCTGTCGAGGTACATGTCCTGATCGACTAGCGTATAGACCATGCCGGGTTCAAACTTCTCACCCGGATTGGCATGCTGTAGGTCCTTGATACCGTGCACCTCACGGCGGCCCTTAGACTTGCCATCACGCGCGGCACCGCTCTTGCTCTCGTCGTACGTCTGAAAGCCATGCTTGAGCAGGTAGTCGCGGGTAACAGTGACACCAACCTTGCGGGAGGCGCCTGCAACCGGGTGGTTGCTCTTGGTGTCCGCAATGGCCTTCTCCCCCGCACCAGGTGGTTTGAAGTTCTCAGCCGCTTGCCGGAAGATGGAATGGTCGTGCTGTTTGTGATGCTTGCCGACCTTCTTCCGATTGGACGAATCAAAAGCGTGCGACATAGTCTCGCTACGAATCAACGCTGAGACTAGCCGCTGCGCACGCTCTTCGCCTGATATCTGCGTGGCGCCGTCCGAGAACCACCACCTGGCTTTGCCATGCCAAGTGGCACTTTGCTGGGCCGAATTCTTAATCTTCACCAACTCGTGCTCCAGGTACTTCCCGGCCAACGCGCTCACGGGAACACAACATACATGTATGTCTCGCGACGCAATTTTGGCGATGGTGCGCAGCCACGGCATGCGAAGGGAATCCTCAGCTAAGAGAACCTCTTCGACGCCGCGGCGGTCGTCATGGATGAGCAAATCCTCGACCACAGTCGTG